CATTGGTTCTGCTTTCTATAAGCTCTATATCAGGACCCCAAACTAGATCCATTGTGCCACCACCAACATTATTACCTAAAATTTGTGCTAGTTTAGACGTAGCAGCTCTTGTGGGAGCAATCTTATGTTCAAGATTACCAAGCTTAAAAATTCTAATATTTGAAATAGCGCCGTCTAGTGCAGCCATATCTGCTAACTTGAGTTTCTCGATAACTGTGATATCATCCATTATAGCATAGATCATGGGATATGCCCAGCTTTGCCAATCATCTTTCTTGTAATGGAAAACCAAAGTTTTATTAGGATCCAGTGGATATTTTTTCTTGCTTTTTGCCGCTTCAATAATAGAATCAGGAAGCTGCGCAACAATTTGAGCTTCAGCTTCATTCTTGGGGGCATTAATCATTTTTCGAAGATTGGCTGGCAATACCAACTCATACTGTTTTGATGTCACAAAAGAAGACAAAGCACCAGCTGCTACATCAACGTAAATAGGATTAATAAATGTATATTTCCAGGGAATTTCTCGTTTAGGTACCGCTTTTTCTGTGGTAATATTTATGTCTGCTTCAGCAGTTGCTTTAAACATATTCTGTGTAGCTTTTAGCGTCAGTTTACCTGTCTGACGATTAACTATCACATTACCGGTTTTATACAGATTATTAACGAATCTTTCACTTCTATCTTTACCTTCGATTTTTTGAAACCATCTGCGATAAAATCTTTCGATTCTTTTATTACGATGAACAATCCTAATTCCTTGAGTGGCAAAATCGCCCATTAAATCTATGACATTTTTAACCAAACCCACCCTCTGATAAATATCATCAGCCTTAAACATGATGTTTTTAAGGTGCTTTGGTATAGCTTCGTCTGGTCTAAAATAGTCATAATCTGATCTGGTTAGTCCTGGTCGGCCAGATGTGTTGGTGTCTAGATTAGAATAATCTGTTCTGTATCTACCGTGGGCTGTAGCTTTGTTTACTAGTGTGTATTCGTCTAGGGCGCCAGCAGAAGCTTTTTGTGCTTCTATTTTTGTATTTGGATTATCATCCCAGAAAACGTATGCTTCTTCTGGCATAATAGGGCTGGCATCTTTGATAACTTCGCTTTTAGGATATTTTTTTGTCATATGTAATTATAATTGTATTGCAATACCATTACAAGTTATATACACACTATCTGTAAATTCCTGTATAAATATCTTCATTAGCTGCTGATGTGAACCAATCTGGACCCTTATACATATCGCCTTTGACCTTGCCTACGTCGCTAGCGTTACCTCCGATAACCTCGTAGTGTATAGGTGCAATAATGTTGGTCATCTGTCTAGCAATCATGTTTGCTATAACTAAAGAGCTATATCTATCTTTTCTTAATCTGCCCTTTTTGCCACCGCTAAGTTTAACTTCTGGAGTATCCCATCGATCTCTTGCTCCAGCTCCTGTGCTAGTTTGAGTCATCACAATAGTGGTTAGTTCGCTTTTAAGTTCTTCTATCTCTAAAATACATTCGCTTAAACTATCGTATAAGGGATTAAGATCAGACTCCATAATATTTTGGCTTTCTTTCTCCATGGCTAGACCAAGAGAAAAATTATCGAATCTAGGAAATAGTAATTTTTTATCTTCCATATCTTTTCTAAGGCCGTGATTTGCTTGAGCTGTCCAATCTGCCTTAGCAAACTGCACTAATTCTAATATGTGTAAGCCAGGCTGTGCGTCTGTATCTTTACTTTTTTTCTTATCAAAATCTACAATAGGCCATATCAAATGTTCTCCTTTTTCTAGTCTTTTAGGATCATGCAAAGCTTCCTCGATAGCTATACCTCCACCTTGAGCATCTAACCCTATACGTTCGCAAGGAAATATTTTCATCAAATTTCTTATTTTTCTAGCACAGAATCCATAAAAATCGTGCTCAGATACCAAACCGATCTTTTGTCGTTCTTTGAAATTTTTTCTATTAGTGGTCCAAACATAGACTACTCTGTTGTGTGTAGGATGTAATTCAAGCACAACTATACTAAAATTATCTTGCTCTGAAGCAGGATCGATTCCATAGACGTATTTGGCGTTAGGGTTACCTTTGGTCATTGCGTCAAATAAGACTGTCGATTGGTCATGTATTATAGGTTTATTGTCGTTAACTACACAACTTTCTATTAGGCTACGTCTAAAAAATCCTTCACTATCGTCAATGAAACACGCGGCGTATTCCATATTGTATATACCAGTGTGTATTGTGGCTTTTGCTCTAGCAACTTGTTTATCATCCATGAAACCTTTTGGAATAAGCTCATAAGGAACTCTAATAACGCTATAGTCTTTCCAGTTAAAGTTTTCTGGTATTTCACTACCAAAAATATCTTCGAGTTTATTTTTATCCCCACCACTTTCTATAATCGCTTTGTATCGTTTCCAGTATTGAGCAAAGTGTCTGAATCCATAGTCCGCAGTACCACTAATAATAGCTTGGTTACCCATCTTTTTGGCAAGAGATTCCAATTCTTCATTCCATATCCCAAGATCTTTCATGGCTTGTTTTTTAGCTTCTGCTTTAACATTTTCAATAGGAGTAGCACTGACTGCTGCGAAACCTGCAACAACAGTTTCATATATGTCTGGTGATATAGAAGCAAATTCATCTGCAATAATAATATGTGCTCTAAGACCTCTAATTTTTGAGCCATCACCCATGGGAATGGCAATAGCCCAGCTGTCGCCTAGTCTAAGAGTACATCGGTCAACATCTCTTCTTGGGCCATCGTCATTACCACTAAATATACTGCGTAATATTGGGCTATTTCTCCAGATGTTTTCCATGTATTCAAAGATAATTTTACTCTGTCTGAAAGCGGCACCAACTACAACTATTTTTGTGCCAGGAACTAGAATACACTTCAGGATACAATATAAACTCATGAGAAAAGATTTACCGAATCCTCGGCTCGCAATAAACATTGGGAATGGCCGTATCCAAAATTCTTGTAATATAGCGACTTGTATAGGGTGTAATTCAATACCAAACAATAGCTTGCATGTAGAACCTAAATAGTGTGGATCCTTAATAATTTTTAAAAGATGATAGTCAGGATGTTCTATGCTATACTTATTCCTTTTTATCATCGGGTTGGAGGTGATAGTGAGTTTAGATAAATCACCAAGACCTAACCAGGCATCATCAAGATTGCTCATGCGAATATACCTTATACATTAGTGACTCAGCAAACTTTGCTGCTGTAGTAGAGGAATCACAAAACAAAACATGGATACCATAAATAACCTGTAGTTCAGTTAGTTTCTTAAGTAAAAACTTAGGGCTAATCTTTGTTTTGTTCCACAAATATTTTGGTATTCCAGAGTTTCTTGGGAAACTATAAACATCAGACAGCGAAAACTCTAACAATAGAAACTTGTATTGATACTCTGACATTCTAGTGACCCAATCGTTATAACGTTTTTCAATAATATTATTGGCAAATTCCCCCACAGTCTTTTTTCTTTCTATACACAATTTTTCTTCTAGCCCAGACAGGGAGTAATCACCTGTATCTAGCTTTGCTACAGAAATAGTGTGTGTAGGAAACTCCCATGGTTGCTGTTCTCTGGTATCTACAATAATATTAGGAAAAGTATCTGTCATGCTTTTTGCTGCTGTTTAGCCAACAACCTTTTAGATTTGCTAATAGCTTTTTTTACTATCATTTTAGCTACAGATTGCACAAAAGGTAGTTTCCTTCTGCCCGCTTCTTCTCTTAGCCATTCTAGTATAGTGCCTAGATTTTCTTCACACCATTCTGGACCATTAGCATTCATAGCAATGGCTCTGCGTCTGCAACTGCAATTGGGTGTACTTTTGATACCAACAGCACTCAGCATACCTGACAATATTGTGCCAGGACCATTAGGATCACTATCTAGAGTGCGTGGCATGAAGCTTTGTAGAACCTCTTGATGTTTGTCTCCTAGTAGTTTTGTCATCATTTCTTCTAGGATTTGCTGCTGTTTTTCTGGAGGTTCTTTTTTGAATGTATCAAACTGAGCGCCAATAATCATAGGCATAGCTCTAGGTATGTTTTTAATAACCGCAAATGCTCCTGACTGCTCAGAGATTCTAAACTCTATCTCTATTTTATCCATCTCTATAGTAGCCTCAGGAATTTCGTTACCTTTGGGATCTAATAATCTGTATCTGGTCAAGGTGACTGGTTTTTCAATAATCATGTTTTGCTCCTATTATGACTAATGATTTTAAAAAAGGTTTCGGCGTAAGAGTCCTCGTTGTGTTGAATAAACCCGTGATGTTCACGACATAAAGTAATACCGTTATTAATATGATATCTTAACCCTGGAAATTCGCTCCATTTCTTAATGTGGTGAACTTGCAATTTCTTTTTGGCCTGACATCCTGGCCATTGACAGGTATATTTGTCTAATGCCTTTATTTTCTGTCTCCATTGCTTGTATTGCGCGTCTTGATAATTTCTAAACATCTTCTGGTAGTAAAAAGGGTTTATCTACTTTATTATCTTCATAAGTATGATACTCTGTCAAGTTTTCTCTAGACTTATCTGTGGCCATACGTAAAATTTCCATTTCTCGCCCTTGTTTTTCTCTTATCTCCTCGTCCTCGAGCATTCGTATAAGCCCCACCCAACTACTTTTCCCGTCCTCTATTCTTTTGATTCTTTGTTCTCTAGTGGCTTTTAGATCCTTGCTGATCTTTTGTTGTTCATTAAGCAGTTTAGTGTACTCGTTTGTGTAGTTAGCAATACTATTTCGGGCGAAACTTAATTGGGTTTCTAGGTTAGCTAATTTGGGGATATCCCGGTCTTCTTCATTTTTTGCATATTCTTTATCTACTTGGGATTGTAGTTTTTCGGTATCTGTAATGTGGCGTTTGCGCTCTTTCATAGATCGATTAATAAGAATGTCTATGGTGATAAATTGTTTGATTTGCAGTTCTTCAGCAGGCAAGACGTCTTCTCTAAATTGTTTGACCAGATTGATCCAGGTATTTTCAAAATATTCTAGTTCGCCGCTGGCTTCATCAAATTGTCGTTTGATTTCTGTCCAAAAGTTTTTACTGTGTAGTTTTATTCTTAGGGATTCATAGCCCTCGGGGTCTGCTAGATATTCTAGGCGGGCATCTTCTATATATCTTTTAATTGGGGCAGGAGTACGGTTTAAATTGCGGGATATATCTGCTATACTTAAAGTTTTAAAATTTTCCTGGATATATTTTTGCTCTTCTAAAGATAGCTGGCCACGCTTTTTGTTGATTTTAGTCATCTTTTTTGACGCCCTGTAGTATTTGTTGTATAGCTTGTACTAGATTTTCTTGTTGTTGCTTGGGGATTTTTTCTCCATGCTTGAATCTTAAATACGTTTCACGAAATTTTGTGGGCAATTTTTGCTCTATAAGTTCAAATATTTGTTTTTTAAGAGCTTGATGTTCTGTGGGGCTTTTGCTGTCTGTAATATTAAAGTCTAGGTCGTTAATACTTACAGGTTTCATAATATTCTTTTTTGCTATATTTCTAGAGGCCCAACTAGTATATAAACTACAGTCTTCAATATTGTTAAACTCTGTGCATTGATTGTTAGATTGAGAGTAATGTTTATCATAAAACGGGCATGTTAGACAAGGTTTGTCGGGCCTTTGATAATTATCTCGTTTATAATTAAAAAGTCTATTTCTTACGTGGGTCCATAAGAAATTTTCTAAAGGTCTGCTACTGTCGTATTTGTTTAATCCTTCTATAGCAAAGATGGCGGCTTGTTGTTTCATATCCTCATAGGTATGATAACCAAATTTAAATTTGTTGCCTAGTCTTTTTGTGATATTATCTAGAGCAGAAAGGAAGGCTTCCTCGTCTACTCCATTAATCAGTTTCTTTTTCGTTGTCTTTTTCTTGCTCATCTAATAGTTCTGCTACGGATTTTCCTTCTGGTTTTTCTAGGTCTTTTGAAACATCCAAACTAGCACACGCTTTGACGGATAGTTGGGAATTAACCGATTTAGTCATGGTTTCTCCTTGCAAAAATATGTTACTTTAGTACTATACTAAAGTTAATACACTGTATGTCAAAAAAAGGGTCATTAAAATGGCTAATTATAAAAAGTGGAGTAGGGCAGAGAAGCAATTTATCCTGGATCATTTTGAATCTTTCAGCGACAAATATATAGCAGCAAGAATGAGCGCCCTAAGCGGAGAAAATATAACAGACAACATGATTCGACAGCAACGCAGAGCCATGAAAACGGTTAAAAAAAGAGGCAGGCCCAAGAAAAAACAGGATTCGTAATATTAGAAAAACGGTTAAATTGTTTTGAGGGTGCTTGTTGTGTTTGCATGCCCCCCCGCTTTTGGGGGGTTATCCCCCCTAGCGAGGGAGAACAAAAAAACCCACCCCCTATTGTGGGGGTAAGCTCGGGCTCACCCTTCCGATGGGGGGTGTGTTCCATCTAATCTACTACGGTCGAACCACCCCCTCTTTTTGGGGGTAAGCGTATTCGATTCTACCCCTACTCTGAGGGGTGCAGCAAAATGCAATGCAAAATGCAAAAAATGATGCAAAATGCTACACCTACCAATGGGGGATACGATACAAAAAACCCTATTTTTATAGGCTCAAAAATTTTTTTTCGAATGGCATGCCGATTGCACTATATAATGGCATGGAAAACAGAACCTTTACTTTGGAGATTGAAAAAATGGAAATGCAAATCCTCTACATTTCAGATTGCTGTGGTTCGTATCTTGACGATGCTCAAATCGAGTATGGTATCTGCAACGATTGCGGTGAGCATTGCGAAATAATCACCGAAGAATATCCTGCCACCCCCATTTGTGGGGGGTAGGAAAAAATCTGAAAAAAAAACTCTGGACAATCCCAAAAACTGCCGATATACTTTAAAGACAACAACAACCACCACCACTAGGAAACGAAAAATGTTCAACGCTCAACAGATTGCCGATGCTATCGCCACGATCGACGCAAAGAGTGGGCCTACGCTCTACACCCCCCAAAATAACCATGAAGCCTATATGCTCTACCACTACCCCAAAAGTGGGGTTGCTTGTGAGAGTCTGGTATTTCAGACGATGCTGCAGCACGGTCTGCAGGCTGATTGGGTCGGTGACGATAACAGTCACGACATATCCCTCTACGTGGGGGGTCGCCTAGTCCGTGTTGAGGTCAAGTCTAGTGTCATGCACGGCAGTCCCGCACGGTTCAAGTTTCACGGTGTCAAGCCCGAAAAATTCGATCTGCTGGTTCTGGTTTTCATCCACCCAACAGAGGGGACGGTTGTAAAGACTTGTCGGAAGTCTGATATCGAAAATTGGATCGTGTCCAGTGGGGCTAAAATTCAACGCGACGGCTACAATATCAATTTTCATAAGAGCATGACTCACAAGGACATCCCCACCACAGAGTGGCACCCGGAGGAGGGGTGCTAGTCTCACCCCAACCACCGGGCTAGGGCCACCTATTAGGGGGGTTGACAAGTAGCGTTTTTTTGGTAGACTCTTGGAAAGTAAGAAAGAAAAGGAAAAAGAAAATGATTGCAGAAGCACCTAGTGTCGTAGAATACCAGAAGATTTTCCACAAGTATCCTACTCTGGTAGTGTCCAGATCGTTGAAAGATGCTCAGGAAAAATTGGTAAATACTCGTGATGAATACGATCGTGAGTGTCTGGAAAATAGCATACGGGCTGCGGCTGGTGTGCTGAGGCTACGATATCGAAATTGGGAGTAGTCCCCCAGAGTGGGGGTTGACAAGTCAGCAAAAATTGGTATACTAGCAGAAAAGAAGGAGAGAAAAATGAGTACCGAAAGCATCATGTCACAATTCGCCATCACTCGCAAGGCTTGGAATCAAGTATCTGGAATCTGGAGCGGTATGGCTATACCCTGCCAAAAGAGTACCCCTAATGGTGGGGTTGTGCAGAGTGAGAAGGTTCTCAAGTTTACACGCTCGGCCTTGCGTGAATTGAGAATCACCAAGAAAGTTGACCCCCGTCTTATTGGGGGTGAGGA